ATGTAAAAAATCTTGGAGTTGCAATGGCAGGTTTGTTTCTCTTTTCTTTTTTCATCCATTGTTTTTGATACTCTCTTTGTTTATCTGGATCTTTATATGGCATCATTCTTTTTCTCTATTATTTTTTTAAAGTACTTGCCTACCTGTATGACCTGCTCTGGTGTAGCACTAGACATTATTTGATTAGCTAATTTAGATACCCATTGTATATTTCCTTCTACATAACCTAAACTAGGAATAATTCTATCTAAAGATGGTGCATTAGAGCCATCCTTTCTTTTTAATTTAATTCCCAATGCTGGACATTTTCCATCTTTGGGATATATACTTTCTACATATTCTTCTGTTAAATTAAAATCTATATTAAATTTTTTAGCTCTTTTCTTTGCATCTCTAATAGTAAACCAAAATGGTTTATCTAAATATCTTTGATTAGATTTTTTTCTATGGTACTCCAAACTACCCATCATCATCCTCCATAAAAGGGTTGTCAACCTGAGACATTCTACCTGTGTCCTTATTGTAATGCAGGTAACAGGCAATACCAGTGTCTCCTGAGTATCTATTCTTGAGTATACGAATGGTAGTGGTGTTAGCCTGACGATCATCCTCTGCTTGTTGGTTTCTTTCCAAGGCTATGACACTATCAGATAGATGGGCTATGCTGGCTGACCCTCTCAAGTGCGACAGGCTGACCTCCCTGCCGTCCTCATGGCCTCTGTCACCTGCTGGCCTACGAAGGTGCGAGACAAGCAAGAGGGCTATCCCTGTCTCCTCTACAAGGGATCTGAGCTTGGTCATTAGGACATCAATGGACTTCCTCTCATCTCCAAACTCTTCGTTACCCGATACCAGAATAGACAGATGATCCAGAAATATCCACTTACAGTCCCTCGCCTTTGCCATGTACCTTACCCTGTCAAGAATTTCATCGTTGGATATAGAACCAAAGTGATCGAATGCATAGAACCTCTTGCTATCAATGGTCTTCTTCTGCCACTCCCTGAGTTGTTCACGGGTATACTGATCTCTAATCTCCTTAATATATAGTCTGGCATCTGCCTCTACTGACATAAGATTAAAGGCTGTATGCTTTACATTCTCTTCCATACAGAGAACACCTATGTTATCCAGAGTGTTCATCATGATATGGTGCATGAGTTCCCTGATAATACTGGACTTACCCATGCCAGCCCCACTGGTAAACGTAACCAGTTCTCCTGTCCTTATACCATAGGTCTTTTCATTCATCTTCGACCAAGGATAGAGACATGTTTCAGAATAGGTTTCCTCGTACAGGGAATCTCCAAGGTCTGCAAGATTTATAATACCTGCTGGTGTATATGGCTTTGAGTTCCACCATGCCTGAGTAAAGCTTTCACGCTGACCCTTCACTAGATACTCGTTGGCATCCTTGTACTCAAGGTTCATAATCTTGCACTTGTTAGGTTCAAATAACTGGGCTACCTTCTGTGCTGCTTCCTTGCCGGGAGCATCGTTATCAAAACAGAGGACTACGATCTCAAACTTGTTCAGGTAGTTAAAGGCTTGCTTGCAATTCGCTATGGCAGAGGCTGCTCCATTCTTGATGGAGACAACAGGCCACTTGCTGCCCATAAGTTCATAGGCAGACATGGCATCCACTTCACCTTCACAGACTGTGATATATTTACCAGCCTGATTAAATATATTCTGTCCAAACAGACCAGCCCTAGAAATATTACCCTCTGACCAGAACTTTTTACTTGACGTGTTTCTTACTTTATTTGCTATGTGATTATTATCTTCATCAAAGTATTTATATATGTGATGGGTTATGGTATCCCCTGAAAGCTGGATCATGGTGTTATACCTATGGGCAGTTGCCCTGCTGATCTTTCGATCAAGGATAGGGGCAACCTGTCCTGAAGATTTTAAAAGAGGAGTTACTTCTGTATTCATTGGAATTACCTCTGCTGTACCATTTGAAAATCTTGTCTCACAACTATAGCAATAGGAGTGACCGTCATCATAGGAATGATGGGCATCACTAGACGCACAACTTGGACATGGACCTTTTCTGTTAGTCATCGCTTTCTCCTTTACTTAATTGTCATCCTGTAGAGTACGTAAATACTACCTCTACAGGATGACAATTAATTTTTGCGGGAAGATGGTTCCTTAACCACCTCATATAAAAGATCGGCAGAATATCCTAGATGTCTGCACAGGTTGTACCTGTACTCCACCTCTGTATCGGCTTCTCTTTTACTATTAAAGTAATCAATAGTAATATTACCAGAATCCTTTTTAAGAATAACTTTCCATCTAGACATCTGAAAAAGATTCCTTCCATAAAGTTTTTACAAAGTCTTCCTTATCTTCCATTACCTCATCCAGTTCCTGTTTAGCCAAAGATCTGGCTTCTCTGGTACTGTATCCTTCATTTATATATTGTTTGACCAGATGTCTGAACACATTATTACGTTCTCTTTGCCATAAATTTTTTGTCATTGTTCTACCCAAGCTTGGTTTGATTTCTTTTGTTTTAACTTTGCCAGTTCTTCACGCAATTTTCTTATAGCATCTTCCCTCTCTTCCAGTTGCTGTTTAAGGATCTCTATGTTTTTGTGAAGAATATCGTTAGTAGTTTGCATAGTATACTCCTGTTACTCCCTCATGTCAATGTAGAACAGATGGGTTCCCAGTTGTCCCAATGCCCTGAAGCGAGGGTCTGATGCCCAGAAGGGAGTAACATAGCTAGCATGATAGTGGGTTGCTCCCACTGTTTGCCTTACCTGCACTCCCTTCAGTGCCATTTCCACCACATTAATAACTTTAATTAATCCTTTTATGTCGGTAAATCTTTCTTCTTTACCATCACAAAAGTAACTGAACTGGCATTTGTCCCTGATAGGATTGCCCTTCCAGTATCTTCCCTGATGTACAACCTTACAAATAGTATCAGGAAAATTACTGCTTTCTTTTCTGGTAAGAATTACATTAGCAACGGCCAGCATGGGGATCAAGTCCTCTGATCTGGCCTCATGATAGACTGCTTCAACCAGACAATTAAACTCGTCAGCTTTAGCTGGACTTGTCCATGTTAGAAGTGTTAATAAAATTACCAGAAATAATTTCATTACTGTAGTCTTACAATATGTATATCAGAATTGAACCAGAGATCCTTTCCCAATCCCAGTTCTACCAAAAACTCTGAGGCTTCTGTCTTGGTATTAAATCTTTGGATAGCATTCCCTTCGTCATCAGGAAGAATATCCATAGATCTTAAATCTTTTGGATCATCTACATGAACTATAATATAAGACATAACTTCCTCCTATAGTAATAATAAAAGTGCAAGAATTAAATCCATCATATCCCTCCTGTGTTCTCTCTCTGTATGTCAGAGTGGTTTAACTCAGTCCAGTATATCTCCAGAGCTTCTGTCTCCTGATGGGCTGTGAACATATGCATCTCCCCTGCTGGTACAATAGACATGTCTCCAGCAAAGAGATGGGTACTGTCACATAGCCCATAGTCTTTCCACCTCTTGATCTCTAGCTCACCAGAGATAACATAGAAAGCATTGATCTTGGACTGATGCTTATGTTGTGAACAGTACCCTCCCAGATCTACCTTGATACGGTGGATCTCTATGGCTGGTGATTGCAATAGAGGTTCTGTACTACCCCAGACCTTGCCTTCAATGGTAGTCATTTACTTCTCCTTTTCTTCCATTCCTTCAATTGATTTGGATTTTTTATTATTCCCTTCCTGTACATCCATTCATCTAACTGATCTTTTTTATTTAGATCCATAAAAAAGTTTCCCATTTCAATATTAAATCTATGACTCATATCTTTTCCGTATTGTATTAATTCTTCATTAGTGAGATGTTGAGTGTTTGTTGGCAGCTTTTTTTTAATCATCTTATTTTCCCTTCAATTTAAAGAGGATCATTTTCTCTCCATCCAGTGATGGAAATTCAAACAACTGTTCAGCATTCCTATCAATGGGAGTTGCACCTATGTACTTCCATGTTGCTCCCTTTGCTGACTGTTCCTGTACCTTTTCAAAAAAGGTTTTGTTATCCAAGGCAAACCAGAGGGTAGAGACTATTGTAAAAATGGCAATCATTATACTTCCTTTCAATGACCAAGTTGTGTGTTTCGATTAACGGCATCT